CTGATGTCGCTTCTGCTCTTTCAATGGCTGGCGTATTGGATAACAACCCAATGATTAGTAATAACATAGCTTCTGATGTTGCTGGAAATACTTTTGCTGGAACTCTCAGTGGAAAGTACAAAGTATACATCGACCCTTATTTCTCCTCTAGTGGTGATGTAAATTACTTCACAATGGGATATAAAGGTACAAGTCCTTATGATGCTGGTCTATTCTATTGTCCATATGTACCTCTACAAATGGTTAAAGCTATGGGTGAAAACACATTCCAACCAAAGATCGGATTTAAAACCCGTTATGGTATGGTAGCTAACCCATTCGCAACAGATCAAGGTGCTGACGGTCAAGTAGCTCAAGCAATCGGATCCAACAACAATGTATATTATCGTAAAGTTAAAGTTACGAACTTGTTGAAAGTTACGGAAGCTGTTCCTGCAGGTGACTAATAACTACCTCTAAAATATAAGTTTTAAAAGGGCATCCTTCGGGATGCCTTTTTTATTGCATATAAATATTATTAAGAAAAGGGGAAGAGGAATGCCTGATAATTTAAATTTACTAAATTCTTTGCTTTTTAAATTTGAAATTGAAAAATTTCCCAATATAACATATTTCTGTCAATCATGTTCAATACCAGGAATTCAGATTGGAGAAGCCCAACAAGCAACTCCTTTTGTTGATGTTTCTGTTCCAGGAGATACTTTGACATTTGATACATTAAGTGTATCCTTTTTAGTGGATGAAGATATGAAGAATTATGAAGAAATATACAATTGGTTAATGGCAATGGGTTATCCTAGTAGTTTCAATCAAATGACTATTGATAGAAGGGATCCGACACAAGTTTTTTCTGATGGACAATTAACTGTTCTGAACAATAGTAAAGTGCCAAAGATAGGATTTAAATTTCATGGTTGTTATCCAATATCGCTAGGAAGTTTGCAATTCGATTCTACTATGACAGATGCGGATAGTATTCTTTGTGATGTTGTTTTTTCCTATAGATTATTTGAAATGGTGAGACTATGAACTATGATGAATTTTGGAAGGAAGTAGAAAGTGATTTGCGAGTGGATGGAGAGCATTTAGATACATATTCCATTGACACACCATACAAAATTTTTAAATATATAAAACTCCAAAATACATATAAAGCTGCTTTAACAAAAGCAAAAAATGAATATAAGACTCAAATTAAATGGAAAAGGGATTATTATCTTGGTTTACAACCAAAAGAAGTTTATGATGAAACTCCATTTGATGCCAACCTAAAAATAAGAAAAGCTGATCTAAATATATACCTGGATGCTGATAAAGATATTCAGGAATTGAATGATAAAATAACATATTATGAAACACTACATGAAGCCTGTGAGAAGGTAATCAAGACTTTAAGGGATAGTAGTTGGAATGTGAAACATGCAATCGAAGATAGACTCTACAAACAAGGACTATAATTTAAAAGTTGTCAAGAAAGATGAAGTTCATGTAATCATTGAGTGTGAGCAATCTATTGCCAGGGAACTCAATGATTACTTTACTTTCTTTGTGCCTGGTTATAAATTCATGCCGGCATTTAGGGATAGAAGATGGGATGGAAAGATTAGATTATTCCACTTAAATCATCACACCCTTTATGGAGGACTATTAGCACAATTAAGGGAATTTTGTGATAAAAGTGGATATACTGTAGATATTCCTGAAGAATTTATTCCACGGGACATTGATAATAATAAATTATACGAATTTATAGAATTGCTAAATCTGCATGTTAAAGATCAAAAGATATCAATGAGGGATTATCAATTTGATGCCTTTTATGAGTGTGTGAAAAATAGAAGATTATTGCTACTTTCTCCTACAGCCTCTGGAAAATCACTCATTATCTATGCACTAATAAGATACTATTTACTTTCTTCTGTATTTCAAGATAGGGAAAAGAAAATCTTAATTGTCGTTCCCACTACATCATTAGTAGAGCAGATGTATAAGGACTTTAAAGATTATTCCTATCAAGATCCAAATTGGAGAGTTGGTAAATTCTGCCATAGATTATATCACGGAAAGGAGAAAAAAACTAGAAAATCTGTGATTATATCTACATGGCAGTCTATATACAATAATCCAAAGGATTATTTCAAACAATTTATAGTTTGTATTGGTGACGAGGCCCATGGATTTAAAGCTAAATCTATGACTGATATGATGACTGCCATGACTAACTGTAGATATAGAATAGGAACTACGGGTACACTAGATGGTACTAAAACTCATAAATTGGTATTGGAAGGTCTGTTTGGTTCAGTTCATCAGGTAATAACAACTAAAACTCTTATTGATGAGAAGTTTTTAGCAGAGATGGAAATAAATTGTAGAGTCTTAGTTCACAAAAGTCCTGTTACAATTGATAATTACCAACAAGAAATTAATGCAATTATCTCCTCAGAAAAGAGAAATAAATATATAGTAGATTTGATTAATTCCCTAGAAGGAAATACTCTGGTCCTTTATCAATATGTAGAGAACCATGGTCAAGTGTTATTAGAAATGCTAGACCCTCAACGAACATATTTTGTTTGGGGAGGAGTAGATGCTCAAAAAAGAGAAAGAATTAGGGCCAAGACAGAGAAGGGTACTGATAAAATAATATTAGCTTCCTATGGAACTTTCTCTACAGGAATTAATATTCGCAACATTAATAACATTATATTATCCTCACCAACAAAATCCAGGATTCGTAATTTACAGTCCATAGGAAGAGGATTAAGAAAAAGTAAAACAAAAGAAAAGGTTAAGGTATTTGATCTAGCAGATGATTTCACTGAAGTTAGTTCAAAATACTACACACTCAAACATTTTGTTGAAAGAATAAAAATATACAATGAGGAGAAATTTGATTATACAATGGACAAAATAATACTATAGGAGAAGTCCATGAAACGCTTATCTGCTATTCTGTTGGCACTTTTTATGTTAGTAGGATGCAGTACTAAATATATAACTGATGTTGAGCCTGAGGATCTTTATCACTATTTTATTATAGGATACGCATATGATAAGACTTCAGGAATTCCGTTTAGCCTTAACGGTAAACAGTATATTGTGATAGAAGGGATAGGAGTAGATCCAGTTAAAATGCAAACACAAGGAAGACAAAGATTGATTGCCAATCTTAAAGCTTTAAATATAGATCCTGCAAAAACTAAAGTCATTATGGAAGATATTAAAAATTTCAATCATATCAGCCAATATAAAATGATTATTCAGCTTACCAAATAGATAGTATATATCATCTCCCTTGGAACGACATTCCTATTATAACATATTAACATGGCGTTTGTCAAGGGAAAATTAACCTTGACAAATGCTACTACCATATGTTATAATATGTTTCAAATTGAGGGAGTCATGCCTAAGAATAATTATATAGATAATAAAAAATTCCTTGAATCTCTAGTATCTTATCAAGAGGAATGCACAGAGGAGTACTCACCTCCTTTGCCTGAATATATAGGTGAATGTTTTATTAAAATTGCCAACGGCCTCGCTACGAAGTCCAATTTTATAAATTATTCATATAAGGATGAGATGATTAGTGATGGGATTGAGAATTGCATTTCTTATTGTAAGAATTTTAATCCAGAAAAATCCAAAAATCCTTTTTCCTATTTTACACAAATAATATATTATGCTTTTCTTCGTCGAATCGAGAAGGAGAAAAAGCAAGCTTATATTAAGCACAAATTGACCCAACAAAGAACCAGTTTATCTGAAATTGCTAATGTGGAAGATGCCGATCAAGATTATGTTTTATCTACATATGAAACTGGATTTTCTGTTGAGGATTATGAGAAGAAGCTAGAGGAAAAGAGATTGAAAAATCGTAAAAAGAAGGCTAATTTAGAGAAGTTTTTTCTTTGATGTGGGAGGTTATTATGAGAAGTAATAGTGGTATTATGTTTCACTACAAAAATGCCATTCCTGAAGAGCTTATTGAGAAGGTTAATTCCATGCAAGATGATACATTACACTTTAAAGAAAGATTGAATATTGCTAAGGATTTAGCTAGTGTTATTATTTTTATTGACCAGGCTTTGTGGTCATTTGAGGATGAATATATGCTACATATGACTGACTTGAAGGACTTTTTTGCTGCGGCTACATCGGATGTTCGCAAATGAAAGTAGTTCTTATAACAGATACCCATTTTGGGGCCAGAAACGATAATAGAATATTTCAGAATTATTTTAATAGATTCTATCATGATATATTTTTTCCTGAATTATTTAAACGGGAAATTAAAACGGTCATACATTTAGGAGATTTGGTTGATCGTAGAAGAACTATTAATTTTGTTACTTTAGATGAAATGAAAAATAATTTTATAAATGTGTTGGTTGAAAATAATATAGATACACATATAATTATCGGCAATCATGATGCATATTATAAAAATACCAATCAAATTAACTCTGTTAATCAGTTAATTAGTAGCTATGTACCACATATAAATGTGTATGATACTTCCACTACTGTTTCTATTGGGGAGTATGAATTGTGTTTTATTCCATGGATTTGTGCTGATAATGCAAAGGAAACCTTCAAGCACATCAAAAAGACAAAGGCTCAATTAGCATTCGGTCATTTGAATATTAATGGATATCCTATGTTTAAGGGTAGATTGTCTGATCATGGTTATGAGAGAAAGGACTTTGATAAATTTGATATGGTTTTTAGTGGACATTTCCATACTAAGAGTAATGATGATAAAGTCTATTACTTAGGAGCTCCCTATCAGATGAATTGGAATGATTTTGATGACCAGAAGGGATTTCATATTTTGGATTTGGAAACTAGGGAAATAGAGTTTATCAAGAATCCTTATGCTATGTTTCATAAATTGTATTATGAGGAAAATTCAAAAGAAAAGAATTTCTCTCAGTATGAAGAATCCTATTTGAAGGTCATTGTGGAAGAACAAAATAATCCTGTTAAATTCCAGAAATACATGGATAAGCTCTATAAGGCTAATCCTGCAGATTTGAAGATTATTCAAGATGTTTCTGAGTATTCATCTGATGATGTTATTGATGAGACTGAAGATACCTTAACTGTTTTAGAAAATTATGTTAATGATTTGGAATTGGATTGCGATAAGAAGAAGTTGAATTCTATCTTTTCTGAATTGTATAGTGAGGCTTTGTCTGTCGAATGATTGTATTTAAAAAATTAAAATGGAAAAATTTCCTCTCTACAGGAAATACATGGACGGAGATGTCTCTTATGGAATCTCCGTCTTGTTTGATTGTGGGTGAAAATGGAGCTGGTAAGTCTACGTTTTTAGATGCTCTAACTTTTTCACTTTTTGGAAAACCATATAGAAAAATAAACAAACCTCAGCTAGTGAATAGTATCAATGATTCTGATTGTCTGACTGAAATTGAATTTTCTATTGGTACCAACGATTATCATGTTATTAGAGGTTTAAAACCTCATATCTTAGAGATTTATGTTAATGGGAAATTACTAGATCAAGATGGTAAACTGAAAGATTATCAGAATATTTTGGAGAAGAAAATACTTCAAGTTAATTTTAAATCTTTCACACAGATTATTATTTTGGGCAGTAGTACATTTCAGCCATTTATGCAATTGAATCCTGCACAGAGAAGGGAAGTCATCGAGGATTTGTTGGATATTCAAATCTTTTCTCGTATGAATGAATTGCTTAAATTTAAGATTGCCAGTACTAAACATGATCTCAATATGGTTACGCAAGATATAAAATTTAATGAGGAAAAAAAGGAATTATTGGAAAGTTATATCAAGCGTAATAAAGATGCTACGGATGAAAGAATTGAGAAATTGAAAAAATCAATCATGTCATCCCTTGCTATCATTGATAAAAATGAAGATGAAATTGAAAACCTGGAAAATAAACGTAGTGATGTAATTAGTTCAATGAAAAAATATGATGATGTTGAGGGAGAAATCGTCAAATTAAAAACTTATTTGAGTCAGGTGGATTCTAAAATTAAAAAGATATCTGAGAAGATAGGATTTTACACTGAGAATGACACTTGTCATGTTTGCAAACAGGATATTTCTGTTGACCATAAGCATACTGTTGTTGGTGAATTGCAGGATAGTATATTTGAATCGGAATCTGGAAAAAGGGAATTACTTGAATTTTTAGACACGAAAGCGAAATTGCTATCTGAGTACAATGGTCTTTCAAATCAGGTTATTCTACTAGATGGTGAAATGGATGATTTAACTCATAATCTGAGATGGCATAAAAAGTCGATATCTCTAATTGAGGGCGATATTTTAGATTTAACTAAAATTAAAGAAAAGTCATCAGGCGATGATAATAGGATGAAAACTATTGTCAAGGAGCATATCCAATTAACTAATAAAAGGGAAAAGTTAGTTGATAATCGTCATTATAATGGTATTGCTTATGATTTACTGAAGGATACTGGAATTAAAACTAGTATCATTAAGCAATATTTGCCAATCATGAATACAAAGATAAATAAATATCTCCAGGATTTTGATTGTTTTTTCAATTTTACTCTAGATGAAAATTTCGATGAAATTATTAAAAGTAGTTATCGAGATGAATTTAGTTATGAATCGTTTAGTGAAGGTGAAAAGATGAGAATTGATTTGGCATTGTTATTTACTTGGAGGGCAATTTCTAAAATGAAGAATAGTGCTAATACCAATTTGTTGATTTTGGATGAGATATTTGATAGTTCATTGGATGACAATGGAACTGAGGAATTTATGAAAATCTTAACCACATTGGATGCAGATACTAATGTATTTGTTATATCTCACAAGGGTGATATTCTTGTAGATAAATTTGATAGAACACTTAAATTTGAAAAGGTGAATAATTTTAGTAGGATGGTATAGTATGGAGACGATAAGAAAATTCATGGATGCTAATTCACATGAAATTAATATTCATGTTACATCACTTGTTCTTACAGGGTGTATAGTTGGGTTTTGTATGGTTATTTCATGGGCTTATGAAACAGCATTTAAGAAAGGTTATAATGAAGGTTTGGATGATTCCAAAACAGGAGAAATTCAAAATAGATGGATAATAAAGGAGGAAGAATAATGCCAGTATACGAATCAGAGAAAAAAGAAGAAACGAGGGTGATTAGTCGTAGAGTTCCTGTGGAGATGTATGAGAGATTCACAAAGGAAATTGATAATTGGGAAGAGGAAGAGAAACGTAAAGCGGAATGGACTTGTGGTATTTGTGGAGAATCTACTTATAATATAGATTTTGATTATTTGATTGGATATGACCACATGCCTTGTGCCTTGGATTTAGAAACTGCTCTTAGTGCGTGAAATTAGCCTTGACAAGTGCTATTATTATATGTTATACTATAGACAATTACATGGAGAATAAATTTGGATTATAAGCCCTATAAGTTACAGGATGTTCATGATGGAGAAGCTCAGAATCGTTTTAGCTTTATTAGTACTTTTGCTGGTGGTGGTGGCAGCAGTACTGGTTATAAACTTTCAGGTGGGTCAGTTTTGGCGATTAATGAGTTTCTTGAAAACGCTCAAGATACTTACAAAGCTAATTATCCTAATATAGAAGGTAAAATACTGAAGGGTAGTATTCGGGATTATACAAGTCAAGATTTTCTTGATATTGCTAATATTGAAAAATATGATTTGGATATTTTAGATGGAAGCCCTCCTTGTACTTTATTTTCTATGTCTGGTAAACGTGATAAATCTTGGGGACAAGAAAGAGCATATCATGGAAAGAAGCAAACCAATATGGAGGATTTAACTCAAGATTTTCTTGATATTGCAGAAGGAGTTCAATCTAAACTCGTAGTTATAGAAAACGTTAAGGCTATGGCTGCAGGTAATGCTAAGAAATATTTGGCTGCTTTTGTTCAGAGACTTGAAAGTATAGGATATACTGCAAGTTGGAAAGTTTTAAATGCTTCTAATTATGGTGTTCCACAAAGGCGGGAACGTGTTTTTATTATTGGTGTTAGAAATGATTGGATTGAAGAACGTGGATATCATCCATTTGGTGTTAGAGCGTTATTATTTCCAAAGGAATCTAAGAATATAACTTCTCTTGGAAGTGCTTTGCGAGATTTATCATCTAATGAAGAAAATAATAAAAATGCAGAACAAGAATTAGAAAAATTAGCAAATGGAAATCCAGTTGTTGTTGAGGTTTTGAAGGATATTCCACACAATCCTCCAAAGCAAGTTCAATTTTGTGATACATTAAGAAAATTAGCTAATGAGAGACCAGATGATCCTCATCTGGGCAAATTTAAAGATGAAATCAAAAACGGACAGAAAGTTCCCAGACTTTCTTATTTCAACTATTTTCGTACTAGCTACGATAAGCCTAGTCCAACAATCACGGGCAGGTGTCATTCTTATTATCTTCCTGATAGTGATAGATGCTTTACTTTATTGGAGTTAAAGCGTATAATGTCATTACCAGATGATTATATTATGCCAGGTAAAAAAGTAGATGCAGAAGAACGCATCGGATTAATGGTAGCACCATTACAAATGAAAGCAATCGCAGATCATTTATATAAAACATTTTTGGAGTAATTATGGTAGAGTTCACTGTTGATAGAGAGAAGTGTGATTGGAAAGCATCAGTTGCAAAGTATAAGGGTAAAATATTAACAGAGGAGGATTATGATATAGTATGTGCCAGTGATAAGTCATTTCGTGTTTTGGGACCAGAAGCTGGTCTTTGGGGACAAAGAGAGGAATTGGCTATTGTAGTTAAGGGTGTTTATGATGATGAGACAGAAATTTATGATGTTCTGAAAAACATTAAATTGACATCTGATTTGAGAACAACTCAATCTGGTCCTGTTAATAAGAATTTGCTTGAGGAAAAGGGATTAGTTGAGGGTGAAGATTATAAATTAATCAATGAAAATTCCTATATCAGAAAGAGTAAGAGTGGTAAGTGGCAAGATGTAGAGCGTGGTAATGAGATACATTCTGGTATGATTGGATATAAGAAGAATCGTTGGACTGGAGAAAATACAATAACTCCTTGGTGTGATAATAATCCTGATGAGTGGAATGTTTTGAAGGATATCGCACATATCAATGAAGAAATATTTGCAAAACATCTTCCTGCAACTCATGATTATCAAAAGGAATGGGTTAAAGCATATATCAAACCTACAGATAGAATCGGAAAAAGGGAAGAATCTAGTATTTTTACTACACTTAGTATCAACAAATACCATAAAGATTATTCTGTGAATGGAATGGGTGCCCATGTTGATCCAGGAGATGTTCAGGGTGGAAGAACTACAATGGCAGTCTTTGGTGAAGGTGAGATTGAAGGTGCTTATTTTGTTTTTCCTCGTTGGGGTATTGCAGTTAAGAGAGAGCATGGAGATGTTGTGATTGCTGATTCTCATGAAATTCATGGAGTAACTCCCATTACAGGTGGAGATGGTTCTATGATTACATGTGTTGCTTATTCTGATTCGAGGTTAAAGAAGAAATAATGGATTATATTTTTATTCCTACTTTAGGAAGAGCAAATAGACAGATAACATATAATAATTTTCCTGAGAAGTGGAGAGATAAAGCACATTTAATTGTTCAGAAACATGAGTACGATCTTTATAAGGACATTTATGGTGTTCATAAAGTTCTTGCTTTACCTGAGCATATAAAGACAATTGCTCCTACTAGGGAGTATATTGTTGATAGACTTGGCGGAACATCTATATTTGCTATGTTTGATGATGATATTAATTTTTATCGAACTAGGATGGATGGAGATCCTGAAGGTCCAGGCAAGACCGCAATGGTGGAGAGTGATTATGATGAGATGTTTGACACACTCAGTAATTGGCTTGTAACAGATGTTACTCATTGTGCATTAGATGTTGCTTGGAATCCTCCTGATAGAACAAATCCCTATAAAATTAATACTAGAATTTGTGGTAATGTTTTCTATAATGGAGAGAAACTTCCAACAGATATAGAATGGACTAGAATTCCTATTCAGGAAGATATGGATGTTAATTTACAGTTGCTTAAACGTGGTTATGACAATCGTGTCTCTAATATTTGGAGAATTGATCCTGGACAAACACAGACGGAGGGTGGGTGTAAGCAGTCTGGTCGTACTTTAGAAATGCATAATGAGACTCAGTTAAAATTACAAGAATTGCATAAGCCATATGTTAAAGTTGTTAGTAAGGTTGCTAAGAGTTCTGGAGAATGGAGTGGACAAGAAAAGTTATCCTTGCGAGTTGATTGGAAGGGTGCTTATGAATCATCAAAGGTTAATAGTTTGGAGGGTTTTTTCGGTGAATAATGATGATTGGCTTGTTAATACTATTGCTTCACTTATTTTTGGTATACTCATTCTATTATTGATGATTTTTCGTTGATTTGAAATTAGCCTTGACAAACTAAAGGGAGATATGTTATAATATGGAATATAATTACGAAAAAGTGTTAGATGATGTTAAAGGGCATGTTGATAGGTTTCGTAAATCTAATTACTATGCTTCACTAGGAGGAACTGAAGTTATTGATTTGTTGCGTTCAGAGCAATTACTAGAAGGTTTTTGCATAGGAAATATTGTAAAGTATGTTACCCGCTTGGGTAAAAAAGATGTTGAAAAGAATCCTGATATAATGAAAGCATTTCATTATTTAATTTTATTATTAATTCTGGAAGATCCAGAACGTTACGAGGTGAGATAATGCAAATATCAAAAGCTACACAGGAATTATTGGCTAGTTTTACACAGATTAATCCTTCTATTTTAATTAAAACGGGTAATAGCATTTCAACTATGTCTCCTGCTAAGAATATCTTAGCTAAAGCTGATATAAATGAGGAATTTGATCATGAAGTTTGTATTTATGATTTAGGTCAGTTTTTAGGTATTACTAAGCAGGATATTTTTGAGGGTGCAGAATATAATTTCAATGAAACATCTGTGAAGATCGTTAAGGATGGTAATGCAGTTACATATAACTATGCGGCACCTAATACAATTATTCTTCCTCCTGATAAACTTCCACAAATGCCTGATGCTGATGTTACTGTTGAATTGGAAGAAGCTACACTTAAAAACGTTATCAATATGGCTAATGTTTTAGGAAAAGATGATATTTCAATTAATAGTGATGGCCAAACAGTTAATATTTCTGTAACCGATAAATCGGATACTTCTAGTAATGTTTTTGATTCTAATTTAGCAACAGGAGATGGATCAGTTTATAATATGTATTTTAAAAAAGAGAGCTTAAAAATATTGCCAGGAACATATACAGTTAAGTTGTCAAAGCAATTTATTTCCCATTTTGAACATGAAGATGGTGATTTGGAGTATTGGATTGCATTGGAACAAGATTCTGAATATGATTCTGGAGAATAATATATGAATGATTTTTTATGGGTAGAAAAGTATAGGCCTGCTGAGATTGATGAGTGTATTCTTGTTGATGATATTAAGAGTACATTTAAAAATTTTGTTAAAAATAAAGAAATACCAAACCTCCTTTTAGCGGGAGGTTCTGGTATGGGTAAAACAACTATTGCATTTGCTTTATGTAATGAGTTGAATTTAGATTATATAGTTCTTAATGGTTCTAAAGAAAGAGGTATAGATCAAATTCGTAACAGGGTTAGTGCTTATGCATCTGCAATTTCTTTAACTAATAGTCCATATAAAGTTGTTATTTTTGATGAAGCTGATTATATTACTCCTGAAGCCCAAGCCGCTCTTAGGCGATTGATCGAGGAGTTTAGCTCTAATTGTAAATTTATCCTAACATGTAATTATATCAATAAACTTATTCCTGCTCTACATTCTCGTTGTATTCCTATTGAATTTAAGATTCCTAAGAAAGATGCACATAAAATGTGTGGTCTTGTTATGGAGAGACTTAGTTATATTTTGGATCAAGAGGGTATCGGATATAAGCCACAAGTTTTAGCAGAACTTATTATGAAATTTCTTCCTGATTGGAGGAGATGTATTAATGAGCTACAACGACATTCTGTTAATGGAATGATTGATGAAAGGGTACTTGGTTCTGTTAGTAAGTTATCTATAGATCCTTTGGTTGGTTATTTGAAGGAACATGATTATAAGAGTGTTAGGCTTTGGGTAGCACAGAATTTAGATAATGATTCACAAGGCCTTTTAAGACAACTTTATGATGCCTTGCATGATAAATTAAAGGAAGAATCTATACCACCTGCTGTATTGCATATTGCAGATTTTAGTTATAAGTCTGCTTTTGTGGCAGATCAAGAAGTTAATTTGCTTGCTTGTTTGATTCAAATTATGATTGATTGTGAGTTTAAATAATGGCAGGACTATTTGATTATTATAGATCCATTACTACTGATAAAGTTGTTGTGGATTTCGATGATGATGATATTGTTGATAAGTTTCCATCATTTCTAATTAATCGGTTTTTATCTCAAAATCGAGGAGATGTTCTATTAGCTAATGAGATAAATTCCAGACCCCATATGGATAATCGCCTTCAGATTGATTTTTTTATAAATACTCTGCGTAAGAAGTATCGAAAAGCTGAGAAGTTTAAGTATGATACTCCAAAAGATATAGAACTTATTATGGAGTTTTATAATTATAATCAGAGCAGAGCGAGAGAGGTTCGACATTTATTTGATGAAGAAGCTCTTAATCGGCTCCGACTTTTGTTAGATAAGGGCGGTACAAATGGAGAATTTGATAAATGAATTGGTGGAGGTTACTTTCGAGAATAATGATGATTTTTTAAAAATAAGAGAAACTCTAACTAGAATGGGAGTTGCATCTCGTAGAGAGCAGAAATTATTTCAATCTTGCCATATTTTACATAAGCGTGGTAAGTATTATATTGTCCATTTTAAGGAGTTGTTTTTGTTGGATGGAAAGGATGCTGATATTTCTGAGGTTGATATTGGTAGAAGAAATACAATTATTAATTTATTAGAAGATTGGAATTTGCTTAGTGTTGTTGATGAAGATTCGATTAAAGAGAGAATTCCTATGAATCAGGTGAAGATAATAACTTTTGCAGAGAAAGATGAATGGGAATTAGTACCAAAATACAATATAGGAAATTCTAATAAAGAGGCTATATAATTTGAAAACTTTTTATACAAATATACACCATCTAGGAGATAAGATTAATGTTAGGGCAATTGTAGATGGTAAAAGAGAAAAATATATAGAAGAATTTAATCCTGTTGTTTTTGTTCCAACAGGAAGACCTACTAAATTTGAAACTCTAGATAATGTTAAAGTTGATAGTATTAGACCTGGAACAATTTCAGAAACTAGAGCATTTATAGAGAGAAACAAAAAGTTTGCGGTTCCGACTTATGGATATAGTGAGTGGAGTCATCAGTACATAGCAGAGAACTTTGATGGGTGTGATTACGATTTAGAATTAATTAGAATATGTAATATTGATATCGAAGTTGCTTCAGAACATGGATTTCCTGGTGTAGAAGATGTTAGGGAAGAGATAGTTGCTATTACTTTTCATGATTCTTTAACTCAAAAATATTATGTTTTTGGTAATTCCACATTTATTACTAATCGTGAGGACGTAGTTTATTATGAAGCTGTTGATGAGGAGGATTTGATCAGATCCTTTATTGATGCCTTTCAAGAAATGTCTCCTGATATTATAACTGGATGGAATGTTAAGTTTTATGATATTCCATATTTAGTTAGAAGAATACATAAACTGTTTGATCAGAAATATGCAAATAAATTATCTCCAAATGGTTTTGTTCGGGAAAAGATTATTACCTTGATGGGTAGAGAGAATCCGACTTATCAATTGTCGGGAATTTCTACTTTAGATTATCAGGATTTGTATAAAAAGTTTACTTATGTTAATCAAGAACGATATTCTTTAGATCATATCAGTTTTGTAGAATTGGGAACTCAGAAATTATCATATGATGAGTATGATAGTATTCACCTTTTTTATCAACAAGATTATCAAAAATTTATTGAATATAATATTCGTGATGTTGAATTAGTAGGATTGCTAGAAGAAAAGTTGAGATTGATAGAATTGGCTATTTCTATGGCATATGATTCTGGTATTAATTTTGAAGAAGTATTTTCTCCTGTTAGGGTTTGGGATGCAACTATATTTAATCATCTAAGAAAGAAGAATATTGTTGTTCCACCTATGGCTCCGAATACTAAAGATAGGGAATATGAGGGTGCATATGTTAAGGAACCACAAGTTGGTATGCACAACTGGATTGTTTCATTTGATTTGAATAGTCTATATCCTCATTTGATTATGCAATATAATATTTCTCCTGAGACTATTAAGGAGAGTAGAGCATATGATATTTCTATTAATGATTTAATTGATAAAAAGGCAGAATTGGCTGATCTGAGTACACAGAATTTAACTATGACGGCTAATGGAACTTTTTATGATATATCAGAGCAAGGGTTTTTACCCGAACTAATGGAGAAGGTTTATAATGATAGAACTGAAGCTAAGAATAAAGAATTGGAATATCGTAAGTTAAATGAAGAAAATCCTAAAAGAGAATATGAAAATGAAATTGCAAAATATAACACATTGCAGATGGCTAAAAAGATTTTGCTTAATAGTGCTTATGGTGCTTTAGGTAATAAGTATTTTAGGTATTTTGATGTAGTTCAGGCTGAATCTATTACTACTTCAGGTCAACTTTCCATTAGATGGATTGAGAGAAAGATAAATGAGTGGTTTTGGTCTCACTTTCCAGAAAATGGTGAAATAGATTATATTGTAGCGGCTGATACTGATAGTGTTTATGTTACTTTTGATCATATTGTTAATACTTATTTGAGTGATACTGTTGATACTGATAAGATAGTTACATTTTTAGATAATATTTCAACACAAAGAGTAGAACCATATATCACTGAGTGTTACGAGGAATTGTCTGAATATATGAATTCCTATTCACAGAAAATGTTTATGAGTAGGGAAGTTATTGCAGATAAGGGTGTTTGGACTGCTAAGAAAAGATATATTCTTAATGTGTATGATAATGAGGGTGTTAGATATTCAAAGCCAAAGTTAAAGGTTATGGGTATTGAAGCTGTTAGAAGTTCTACTCCTTCTGTTTGTAGAGAAGAAATCTATGCTATAATGGAAGGTATAATGAATACTGATGAGGAAACAACAATTAATAGTATTCAAGATTTTAAAAAGAGATTTAGTAAATTGCAAGCAGAAGAAATATCATTTCCTCGATCATGCAATAATATAAATAATTATCGGGATATTAGTTCTATTTACAGTAAAGGAACTCCTGTTCATGTTAAGGGTGCTTTGTTGTATAATTATTATTTAAAAGAGGGTGGTTTGGATAATAGGTATCAATTAGTCCGTGAAGGTGATAAGATTAAATTTGTATATCTAAAAGTACCAAATCCATTTAAGGATAAGGTTGTTTCATTTGTCAATTCTTTACCAAAGGAATTTGAACTTAATAAATATATAGATTACGATTTACAATTTGAAAAATCATTTTTAGATCCAATTAAAAATGTATTGGATGCTATAGGATGGAAACACGAAAAAACAGCAGACTTAAGTAGTTTTTTCTAAGTGGAGGTTATCATGGGTTTACGAGTATATGAACTAGCTAAGGAATTTGGTCTTGATTCCAAGAAAGTGGTTGAGGTTCTAAAAGATAAAGGCGAAGATGTTAAAAGTCATCTTAGTAGTGTTGATGCTGATATTGGACGTAAGTTAATTCAAGCAAGTGTTTCCAATGTTATTGAAGATGTTATTGAAGATGTTGTTGAGGCAGTGGAGGAAAAGGTAGATGATATTGTCGAGCAAGGAAAAGAGGTTATTGAAGAAAGTGTTGACGATGTTAAAGAAACGGTCGTCGAAACATTTGATACGATTACTGAAGAAGTCCAGGAAACAGTTGATGAAGTGGTCGAAAGAGTTGAGACAGTAGTTCCAGATGCTGAGATTATTGAGCAAAAATTAGGAGAAGTTAAAGATAAGATAAGAGGAAGTCAAAAACCAAGAGGTCTTTTGGGTTGGATTCTTTCTCTGTTTGGATATAATTAAGAGGTAAAATATATGGATACTGACTTTCTTAGGTCTTTAGTTAAGGATCTTGGTGATGAAAACACTACTATTGCGGCAGATGGTAAATCTTCTGCCGAATTTAGTGGAACAATTGACACAGGTTCTTATATGCTAAATGCTGTTGTTTCTGGTTCTCTTTATGGAGGAGTTCCTAATAATAAGATAACTGCATTTGCTGGAGAATCAGCAACTGGTAAAACTTATTTTGTTTTGGGTGTTATTTCTCAATTTCTTAAAGCAAATAAGAATGGAGGAGTTATATATTTTGATACTGAATCTGCTGTTACTAATGAGATGTTGGAGAGTAGAGGAATAGATCCGGCTAAGGTAATTAAATCTGAGCCTGATACTATTCAGAAATTTCGTCATAATGTTATTTTGATGATTGATCGGTATTTGGCACAAGATCCATCTGAAAGACAACCTTGGTTGATGGTTTTGGATAGTCTTGGTCAATTGTCTTCAACTAAAGAAATTGAAGATACTGCTGATGGTTCTGAAACTAGAGACATGACTAAAGCACAGGTTATTAAGGGAACATTTCGAGTTTTGAATTTGAAATTAGCTAAAGCTAAAGTTCCAATTTTAGTTACTAATCATGTTTATGCGGCTATTGGATCTTATATTCCTAAAAATGAAATTAGTGGTGGTTCTGGATTAAAGTATTCTGCATCTACTATTTGTATGTTATCTAAGAAAAAAGAAAGGGATGGTACAGAAGTAATAGGAAATATTATTAAGGTCAAAATGGAAAAGAGTCGCTTGTCTAGAGAAAATAGAGAAGTGGAGGTATTACTTGATTACAATACTGGATTGCATAGGTATTACGGTCTTATTGATCTTGGTATTAAGTATGGAATATTTAAGAAAATTGCTAATAGGATAGAAACGGAAGATGGTAAAAAGGTTTATGCTAAATCTATTTACGATAATCCTGATGAATATTTTACTAGTAGTGTAATGGAAAGATTAGAAGCAGCGGCACAAAAGGAATATCAATATGGGTCCTATGAAGAAGTGGTGGAAGAGGATAGTGAAGGGGATGCCGGAGTATAGTATTCATGATGATGACGGTCAGTCTTATGTAAAAATTCAGACTGGCCGTTATGCCGAATGTATATACAAGTATGGCAGATTGGAACTACCAGAAAATGTTAAAGGATACTTGACATTATCCTTTGATTATGCTATAATACAACCATCTAGTAATAAGAAACTAGATATGCATGATTATTATTGTGATGATCTTTTTAGAAATACTATAGGTGATATTTTAGTTGATATCATAACATCAGAGGAGCATTCTGTTGAGGCAAGAAATACTGATACTCAAGAATTTGTTGACGAATGAAGAATACACAAGAAAAGTTTTACCCTACCTTAGTCCTGATTATTTTTTAGATTATAGTGAAAAGTTTATTTTCACATCCATTTTTGAATATATAGATAACTATAATAACTTACCTAGCACAGAAGCCCTTTCTGTTATAATCAATGAATCTGATATTTCAGAACCTATTTTAGAGGGTGTTAATCAAGTTCTTTCTGAATTTGATGAGGTAGCAGAATCAGATTTAGAATGGTTATTCGATACTACAGAAAAGTTTTGCCAAGATAAGGCTATTTACAATACCATTATGGAATCTGTAGAGATTTTAGAAGGTAAACATCCAACATTTACTAGAAATAATATTCCAGAAATGATGTCTGATGCTATTTCGATTAATTTTGATGTTAATGTTGGGCATGACTATTTTTTAGATAGTGATGAGAGATTCCAATTCTATCATAAGAAGGAATCAAAGATTCCTTTCGATTTACAACATTTTAATAAAATTACAAAAGGCGGTCTTCCTAACAAGTCTTTGAACATTATCCTGGCCGGGACTGGTGTGGGTAAGAGTTTGTTCATGTGTCATTGTGCGGCTGCTAATATTTCTGATGGGAAAAATGTTCTGTATATTACGTTAGAAATGGCAGAAGAAAGAATTGCTGAGAGAGTAGATGCAAATTTATTAAATGTTAATATGGAAGATTTAGAAGCATTATCAAAAAGTATGTATGATACTAAGATGAATGCACTTAAGAACAAAGCTAATGGAACATTAATAGTTAAGGAATATCCTACAGCATCTGCAAATGCACAACACTTTCAGGCATTATTAAAAGAACTTAAAATTAAAAAGCAGTTTACTCCTGATATTATCTATATAGATTACTTAAATATATGTTGTTCTTCTAGGATGAAGCAAACTGCTAATGT